GGTACATATACATTTGGTTCAAATACTACTTTAACAGTTAGGAGTTTTAATGCAAGTGGTACTTTTTATATAGATGATGTTTCTCTTAAAGAAGTAGGAGTATCCTTAACTGGATTTGATACTGCTGTGAATGAACCTGTAGTTCCACAAGTACCATTGATGAAGTATAATCAGAAAATGATATTTGATAATAGCGATGATTATATAGACTTACCATCACCTATTTTAAACACAACACACTCTATATCTTTTTGGGTACATACAAGTAATTCTTCTGGTTTATTAATGCCATTTTCAGAAGAAGATACGCACGAAGATGGGGTGCATATATATTTATATAGTGGTGGTATTTCTTACAGAGTTAATTCTGTAATTAAAACAGAAAGTTATACTTATGTAAACAAATTAATACATTTTTGTTGTACATATGATGGCTCTACGATGAATATTTATGCAAATGGAGCCGTTTTAGGTAGTGGAACAAGCAACTCTACTACTTTAAGTGTTACAACAGCGGGAAATATTGGAGCAAGAGGCTATTCTCCTAATTACTTTTTTGATGGCATTATAGATGATTTTAGCGTTTTTAATACTGCACTAACTCAATCTCAAGTCCAAGAACTATTTAACGATGGTGTCGCATTAGATGCTACTACACATAGTAAAGCTGATGACCATCTATTAGGCTATTGGCGTAACGATGGTGTTACCACATGGACTGATAGAAGTGATATACAAGCAATAGGATTTGATGGTGTTAATGATAACATTAATCTAACAAGTGTTGGATACGCATTAGATAATTACGCAAGTGGTGCTTATTCTATATGGTTTTACGCACATGACCAAAACCCAAGCACTGCTCAATATGTTGTTGGTGGAAGAGATGGTGGTACAAATACAAGAGTTTATATTCAATTAACATCAAGTGGATTAAAAATGGCACATGGTAATACTTTTGGTTCTGCTGTATCTTATTCTGCTAATCAATGGAATCATATTTTTGTATCTTGGAGTTCTGGAACTGTTACATCTTACTTAAATGGAAGTCAATCAGACCAATTTAGTTTTAGTGCGAGTGGGGGTAATGATAGTTATTTTTTTAGATTAGGCAGTCATCACGAAGCAAGTGGTAATTATTTTAAAGGCAATCTTGGTCAATTTGCTTTATGGAATACTGCTCAAGATTCTAATGTATCAGCAATATATGCTTTAGGTCGTAAAGGTTCTTTATCTGCATATTCAAGTGGACTTCAAATAAACTATTTATTAAATCCTACTCATTCTAATCCAGACTTAACAGGTACAGATAAAATACTTGACAGAAGTGGTAATGATAATCATGGAACACAAGTTGGTGGAGTCAGTTTTCTTGGTGCAAACGATGGCGATGTACAAGGCACACCAGATTCTATAACGATCAGAGAAGGACTTAACTCAAACAGAGATGGATTAGGGTTTTACTTTAAAGATAATATAAGTGGAGCATTGAGATTGGATTCTATTGAAAATGTTACAATTCCAAATACTAAAACATTATCATTTCCATCAAGAGAAATGTCGTTAGAAGCATGGATAAAAGTTTATGATATTTCAGTAACTGGTAACATTATTTGTAAAGATAATCAAAGTGGTTCAGTTCGTGAGTATTCAATGTTAGCTCATACAGCTAATGATAATATAAAAGTTTCTTTATATACAGACGCATCTAATCATACCGCTTATTATTCTCCTAATAATTCTATTTTAGAAGATACTTGGTATCATATTGTTTTTACATTATCTGGAACTACAGGGATTATATATATAAATGGAGATGCTGTAACAACAACTACTACAGGAAATAATTTTACTGGATTTAATACAACAGAATCAAATTTAGCATCCAATGTGCAAATTGGTAAAAATATAGCTGGTAGCTCTAATTCTTTTAATGGAATTATAGATGAAGTAAGAATTTATAATAAAAAACTTTCTCCAGCAGAAGTATCTAAAAATCATAAGCATGACAAAGGAAAGCATAAAAATGACTAATACGTATTTAATATTAACAAAAGCAAAGTGGGAATCAGCATTACCTGCTAAACTTAAAACTGCTGATAGATTGTCTTGGAATGAGTACACTTATAAAGATGTTGAGCGTACAGGCTCAAGAAATGTAAATGTGACACTTCCTACTGATGACAATTTAAAGAGCGAAATAAAAGCATTTATGGACACTCATAGCATAGATTATAGCAGTAGTGATACTAAAGCAGAGTTACTTGAAAGCATTGATGAGTATGTTATGGAAAATGGTGTACCTCAAGAAGCTGAAGAATATAAGTACACAGAATCTGTGGTAGATACCACCACATTGCAATCGCCAACATGGAAAGAGTGTGCATTTAAACATGGAAAACTTGGTAGTCCAAGATGGAATAATGATGGTAGCAAAGTATTAGTTAAATATGAATTACCTATAACAGATGGCACATTAGACGCAGTTAAAAGTACAAGTGGTATCACTGCTTTGTCTCATAGTGAATGTTTAGAAGAAATGAAAAAGGATGAATGGTCTGGTGAAAGCGAATGAGCGGAAATTATTATTTTGGTGGATAGTGATGTTATTAATGATTTTGGGAGTAATTACTACAATAACTGGATGTAATAGCGGATGGTCTATTGGGAATTTAGATATAAGTCCTTCCGATTCTATTTATATAGATTATTTAATCATTACAGATCAAGATAGTTCTCAACATTGGTATGTAACTAATACAGTAAACAATGGAATTGTTATTGGTGAAAATTATTGTTACAAACATCATATTTGGGAAGATGTGAGAAAGAAAAGTGAGTGAAAAACCGAAGACAGCGCGTAGTTACAGGACGGGAATTATTGATGATAATTTTTCCCTTCACATTAATATTAAGTGGCTTGCTCAGTTGTTTGTGGCTATCGCTGGTATTGTTTATGGATACTTACAAATTACAAATAGAATTGCAGAGCTTGAACGAGGAATGGAACTCGCTACTGCCAACATTGAAGAACTTGTAGATAAGCATATGTTAGAAGAACAGAAAGAAAGAGCAGCGATGGAAGAAAGAATATCTTTTTTTGAAAAAGAATTAAACTTAAATCCATTTAGTTGGAGAAAGAAAAAAAAATAATGCCATTACCATTTCAATGTATTTATTGTGGAAAACATGTTAAAGAACCCATGAATGGTATTTGTGATAAATGTAAAAAAGAGAAAGAAAAAAAATGACTGAATTAGCGGATTTATATCTTCAGTTAGGAAGTGCGGGATTTATTGCCTTATTGTTTGGATTTATGATATATAATCTAATACAAAGTCAAAAAGAACAAAGTGATGATTTAGAAGAAATAAAACAAAGTATTCATAAAATGGAAAATGTTTTAGATCAAAGTATGGGAATTAATGTCAAATTAATTGATAGAACAAATAAATCAGATGAAAAAAGAGAAGAATTTTGGAGACAATTATCTGATGACTTAGCATACTTAAAAGGTCGTATTAATGGAAATGCAAAATGAACTCAAATAAACCAATATCAGATAGTAGCAGTTTAAATATTAGCTTACCAATGCTTATTCAAGCAGTAGGTTTAATTGGTGCAATGGTTTGGGGATATGGTCAATTAAATAATCGCATATCTTTTTTAGAGTATCAAGTAGCTATTAATGAAGAACATATTGTAAGAATGGAAGAAGATGCAGAAGCAAATCAAAATGCAGAAATACCAGCAGATATACGCCAAAATCAGCGAATTGAATATTTAGAAAAAGAATTAGACAGATTAAGGCAATGAAATTGAACACAAAAGTATCATTTGAAAATATGATTGCAATCGCAGTTCTTTTAATAACTGTAGCTGTTTCTTATGGAGCAATGGATACCAAATTAAAAATAGTTCAAAAAACTGTCGATTTAAAAGCAAATAAAGAATTAATTGAATACAAAATTACAGTTATGATGAAAGACATAGCTGAAATAAAAGAAACCCTTAAGCAAATAAAAGGAGAACTAAATGGACTTCGTAAGTGAATGGTTAAGTTGGTCTAACTTACTTTACATGGTAGGATTATGTATTGCAGGTTATGCGACTACTGTAACTGCTAAAAATAGAAACATCATTGTTCAGGTAGGTGAATTGGTCAAAGCCCTTGAAGAAGGATTAAAAGATAAAAAATTAACAAAAGCTGAAAAAGATAGAATAATGAAGGAAGCTTTAGATGTCGCTAAAGCGGTAATTCAAAGTAGATGGAAGCTTTGGTAAGATGTCTATTTCCCCTGCTGAAATAATTGCAAATGTAATTGAAAGAGAAGGAGGGTCAAAAATAACTAATGACCCTTCAGATCCTGGCGGTTTAACTAAATACGGAATTAGTAAGCGTTCTAATCCCGACCTTGATATAGAAAATTTAACATTAAATGATGCAGTTAAAATTTATAACAAACGGTACTGGATGCCTTCAAAAGCATATCATTTAAAAGAATCATTACAAGAAATGTATTTTGATATGGTTGTTAATATGGGTCAAAGAAGAGCGGTAAAAATTTTACAAGAGGCAATTAATCATAAAGGAAATTCTATTAAAGTCGATGGCTTAATTGGTAAAAACACTATTAAAACATCTGATTCTTTGGAGTTAGATCGTTTAAAAGCTTTTCGAGTTAAATATTATTCAACTTTGGTTAATAAAAAGCCATCTTTATTAAAATTTTATTATGGATGGTTTAGAAGGGCAATTGAAATTGAAACAACCTAATGGAACTACAAAAACTCCAACAAAAGACCCTGAAGGCAACATTGTTGGTTGTCCAAATTGTGAAAACAACGATATAAGAAAAGATGGTTGGCAATATTGGAAAAATAATAGAAAAAGACAAAGATACCTTTGTCCAAAATGCAATAAAAAAACCATTGTGCCTAGAATTATAGAACATAATGAATTTTCTGTTCAAGACCTTCCTATTGATGAAATGGATATTGATGATATTATTAAATATCGAAATAAAAGATATAGTCAAAAATATGATGCTTATAAAAGCAGAAACCTTATCAATATTCAAATTAATGTTAAAGGAGTAATCGGTATTTGTCATTTTGGTGACCCTCATGTTGATGACGACGGAACAAACCTTGCTGAAATTTATTCTTTGTGTGATTTAATTCGAGAAACAGATGGTTTATTTGCAGGTAATCTTGGAGATGTACAAAATAATTGGGTAGGTAGGCTAACCTATTTGCATGGTCAACAATCTACAACGGCTAAAGAATCGTGGTTATTATCAGAACATTTTTTAAATAGCGTTGATTGGCTTTATTTAATTGCAGGAAATCACGATGTTTGGTCAGGCGATGGTGACCCTTTAGAATTTATTATGCGCGATAAAAAAGCAGTATATCAACAACATGGAGCAAGAATGAATCTTCGATTTCCTAATGGAAAAGAAATTCGTATCAATGCTAGACATCAATTTAAGGGCAATTCTATGTGGAATACTGCTCATGCAATTAGTCGAGCAGTTCAAACAGGATGGAGAGATCATATACTTACTGCGGGTCATACTCACGTTTCAGGTTATCAAGTGCTTAAAGACCCTGCTAGTGGGCTTATAAGTCATGCAGTGCAAGTAGCTTCATTTAAAAATATGGATGAATATGCGAATAAACTTGGACTTGCAGATAATAATATTTTTAATGCTCCTGTAACAGTAATAGACCCTAAATATGATGATAACGACAATCGTTTAATAACTATGTTTTTTAATCCATATGAGGCAGCTGAATATTTACAATGGAAAAGAGGTCGAAAAAGTGCCTAGAAAAAGCAAAGAAATAAATCCGTTTGATGGTGGCATAAATAACTATGCCAATCCAAGAGATATTGAAGACAATGAATCTGCTTCATTATATAATTTATCTACATTAAAAAAAGGTGAATTAGCTCCGTTAAAAAATTGGAAAATTACTGCATTAACAGGAACTTCAAATTATCTTAATACAAAACTATGTACTGTTAAAAATGGTTTGTTTGTATATCAAAGAGATTTTACAACTGCTTCTTCTCCTGTAGATGGGAATACAACTGTTTATTTAGTAGCTACAAATATTAGTAGTAATAAAAGCAAGTTATTTTTAGTTAATTCTTTAACTCAATCTGCAGTTGCAACAGAAGTATTTGAATTTGGAAATACAAGTGGAACGGTTACCATTCTTCCTTGCTATGTAAATGCAGATGGAAATATTCGTATTGGTGATGGTTCTTTTGCGACTAGAACTCATTTTTACGGTGCATTAAAAAAATACAATTTAGGCGGAAGTGTAGCTAATTATAATATTAATGAAACAAATATAATTAGTAAACCTGCAGGTGGAAATTTATATACAGGTATAATGAATGAAGGTACGTCAACAACAACAGGAACCGTAAACCTACATATTAATACTGTAAAATCTTACAGTATTGATTTATTTAATTGGAATGATAGTAGTGCTGTTACTTATCCTGATGCGTTAGCTTCTCATTTTGCAAACCCAAATATGTTAGGAACAAGTATAGGTCAAGCTTCATATTCTTATGCATTATCGACAAATGATACAGATTTACAACAATATGGTATTGCAGATAATTTTCGAAAAAGAGCAAGTGATAATAATTGGAGCAGTACTTATTTGTATGCTCCTGGGCAAACTTCTTCTGGGGGAGATAAATTTCTTGCTATATCTGGATATGGAAATGCGAGTGGCGATTCAAGCAATGATCTTATTGTTCAATATACTCTTGCTTCAGGATTTGTTTTTACAGATAAATCAATTTATTTAAATATTTGGCTTACCGCAGATACATTTAACGCTTTACAAAGTACAGGAGTAAAAATTCGCATTGGAAGTGCAGTTTATAGTAATAATAGTAGCAGTAACGCATGTTATGTTTTTTCTTTTCCTTCTTCAACTTTTGCTTCTGCTGAAACATGGACAACATTAGAATGTGCTTTTGGTAATCATTCAGAAATAGAAGATAATAACAATGTTTTAAATTCAAATAATTGTCTTGATGTCGGCATAGAAGTTCATGCTACAAATGATTGGAATGCTAATGGTGGACTTTGGGGATTTACTCATGCAGTGTCAAAAATAACAATAGGTACTCCAAATGAAGGTCAATGGGTAGGAAAATATAATTTTTATTATAATTGGGTTTTTGACAATAGTCAACATTCTGAAACTTATAAATTTGCAGGTCAAACCAATGCTTTAGAAACAAAAGGTGACATTTTAGAATTAATGCCATATGTTAAAGATGGTAGCCCTAGTGGTTCTTATTTACGGAAGGTTGGTGGCTTAACTGCTTCTTCTGCTCGTATAACTGGAGCAAATGTATTTTTTAGTGAAGTAGATGATTCAGGTGTTGATGTTGATAAAGATAAAAATCATTTAATGGAATTAGATTTTGATCGTGGAGCAAGAACTTCTTTGTTTGATGAATTTACAAAATTTGGTTCTACTGTAACTGCTGGAACAAAACTTACTGGTATTTTATCGGTTAAAAGTCCAAGTGTAATAGACACTTTTTCTACAATTACTAGTTTTTCTGAAGGTGATAAATTAGAATCTATTAATTTTTCTACAGGCGTAATGCTTAATCGTAGAATGTATGTTGGTAATGTTCAGATTTACGATCAATCATCTCAAGCATTTAAATATTCTGACCGAATATATAAATCATTACCAAATCAACCAGATGTATTTACAAAAAATGGTTATGTAGAAGTTGCACCAAACGATGGTGAGTCTATTACCGCTATTGCTACTTATGGTGATTTTCTTTTGGAATTTAAAGAAAACAATATGTATTTAATTAATGTGACTCAAGATGTAGAATATTTAGAAGAAAAATATCCATTTGCAGGGGTAAAAACTGAAGGCGGTGTTTGTTCAACTAAAAACGGAGTAGTGTGGGTAAATCGTTATGGATTGTTTTTATTTGATGGTAAAGAAGTCCAAAATTTATTAACTGAAAAAATAGATAGAGATTATTGGTATGCTCAAACAGCAACTACTCCTTTAATCGCTTATAATCCACTTGAAGACCAAGTGCATATTTCTATTCCGTATTCAGTTCAATTTATTGCATATAATTTTACAACAAAAGGATTTGAGCGTTATACTGGGTTACGAGTTACAGATAGTGCAAGTGATGCTATTGGAGAAGATTATTGGACAAATATAATTACAGAACCTGATGGAAAGTTATCTGCTTTATTTAATGATGGCATTGAAACCAATTTAATAAGATTAGAATCAGTGCCTACAGATGCAGATAAATATGTGTATGTAGAAATGATTACAAAAGATGACCCTTTAGGTGACCCTGCACAATTTAAAAGTTTAAAAAAGTGTTATTTAACGTATAAAATAAATAATGCTCAAGTTCCTGCAATTACATACAGAACAAATGGCTCTTCTACAGATAATGCATTTGATGTTGCAATTACCAATACTTCAGGAGTTTATACTACACTAGAATTAAAGCCAAATGTTCGGGCAGAAGCAACCAATAAACATAGTTATGTAGTGGTCATAAAAGGTCGCTCTCATGGAAGTTTAGTTATTAACGATGTTAACCTTGTTTATAGAGAAAAGAGTTTAAAATAATGCCTTCAGATAAAAACAAAAGAGCGCAAAGACATCAAACTCAAGCTAGGCAAAATCTTACTAGTCCTACTAAGCGTACAAAAGTAACGGAAAAAACTGCAGGAAGTGGTTATAGAGAAGTTCAATATATTGGAAATAAAAAATATTACACTCCTTTATCTGATGATCCAAATGTAAGTATATCAGGTACAAGCAATGTAACCATAAATGCATCAAGTACAGGAGCTACTTCTACGCAAATACCTACTCATGGAGGATTAGACGGATTAACAGATGATGACCATCCACAATATGTGCATACATCTACTGCTAGAACTGTATCTGCTACTCATTTAAATACAGGAAATATTAAAGTAAGTGTTGACGCGGATGCGGATGATGTAACAGGAGATAGTGCAACAGGTAGAATTACAATGGGAATTGGTGAGGATTTAAATCTTTATCATGGTGGTACAAATTCATATATCGTTAATGATACAGGCAATCTTGTATTAGATACTCAAAATGACATGCTTTTAGAGGCAAATAATGACTTAACAATAAAATGTCATGGAGATGGTAATAACCCTGTAGTATGGTTACGAGATGGTAATAATCAAGTTCGTTTTGCTATTGATTTAGGTAGTACGGCTCAAATAAATCCTTGGGTAGCATTTAAACTTCATAATGTAAATGCGGGAAATATATTTGATGCTCATACTGGTTATACAAATAAATTTACAACTAATGATGTAGACGTAGCTGAATTTGGAGCAAATATAAAATTAAAAGGATATGGTCAAAGTTTAGTAAATGATTATGTATTAGAAATAGCTACTGATGTTTATATGCTTACAATGGGAAAATCCGATTTAAAACAAAATTATTCAATGTTTTCATTTTACAAAGAACCTTCTTCTGGAGAACATGAGGCGTATTTATAATGGGTACTAACAATACAAATATTGGCGTAAAACAAGTTAAAAAATATATAAAGATACCTGATAGACGGTTAATATCGGGATTATTGTATGTAAATGTTGTTAATCATGTCGATAATGATAATAGTGATGATTTTATGCAAGAAGTTGCAGATGCTAGTTCTTTACCTAACCCAATAAAATATTCTAATTCATTTACCGCGCAAGAATCTGATGGGACATTTACGTCCAATATTCCTGGGTCTGCTAATCGAAATAGTTATAAACATTCGTTTGCAGATTATGATTGTTTTGTATTTTATGTTTGCGGAGGAATGTCTTTAACGGGAGGAGTATTTAATCCTCATTCAAATTATGCAATGAATATGCCTCAAGACGGAATCACGCGAGGTTTATTAGCGGAAAGCGGTGGAACAATAAGGTGGACAACAGATGGTAATTATCCAACTGGATTTGGAGCATTTACTCAAAATTGGGATAACGCAGATAATGCTGCAACTTGGTATTTAAATGCAGAGCCAGGCGATAAATGCAGTCATTTTGTTAAACATCATTTGATCTCTAGAATTAATAATGGCTCTGGTCATAATAAAGATGACCAATCGGGTCGTTCTCAATTTTTTAAACATAGGGGTCAACCGCAAGTAGAATACAAAGCTTCTAGTATTTATAATGAGTCAGTGGCGCCAACAAAAACAAATACGAATGTTTTATCTCATGGTGTTTATGACATTGTTGATACTGCGGGAACTTCCATAGGAAGCGCAGGTCTTCCTACAAAGCCTGGAGACCCTGAAAATCATGATAGTTATGAACAACCAACAAACTTAGGAGATTTTAGTGGCGATGACCCAAATACCTATTATGCTCCTGTAGATAAAATAGCTATTTATGGTACACATCGATTTGAGCCTGTGTCTCGTTCAACAAGTTATAATAGTGGGAGTAGTTGCTATTCTACAAATCATGCAGATGCAGTACATGTTACAGATTGGTGGGATTTAGTTATTGATATTGGTATTCGTGGAAATAATACAAATACAAATTCTTGGAATACATCAAAGCAATTATTTAAAACACAAACCAATGTATTTTTTCAACCTTTTGGAGAAACGGCTGATTTTGACATTTCTGACACAGCTCATACATCTTAACTATGGTTTATATACAAAATATTAGTAAATTTATCAACCTAAAATGGGAGAAAGCTATGCTTAAAATAGTCAATCCCGTCATATTCTCGTCCATAAGGCTCTATAAATGAGCTATTCTAAAGTCCAAAAAGCGATGATGTCTGCTGATTCTAACAGGAGAGATGCGCGTAAATGGCAAATGGGCGGTATGATTGCAGGAGATTCTGTTCAAAAATTGCTTGAACTTTTTGAAACCAAAAAAGAACGATCAAAACGGTACGATGAAATAGTAAATATTTTAGATAAGACGGGAAATAAAGATAATTATGCAATTCCAAGCAAATTCAAATATTTACTAGGCAAAGAAGAAGCAACTTTTACAGATAAAGAAAGTGGAGAATCACTTCCATTTAATATGAATTCTCTTTATGGATTAGGTCTTAGTCAAAATAAAAATGCTTTAGATAAGTTTATGAATAGTCTTGGTATATCTCCTGACGAAGGTCTTCAAGAATATTTTGAAACTTTAGAAGGAGATAAATAATGCATCGTAGAGGACATAACAATATGGGATTTGATGATTTTTTAAATACATATAATAATCCGCAAGATGCAATGAATAATTTTTTATCACCAACTATTGATAATTATAATAGTACAAATTATATGTCGAGCGCATTAGGTTCTCCATCAAATACATCTTTTGATACTCCTAATGCTTCTAAACAAGTTCCTAATTTAGATAGTCAAAATAGAAATGTAGGAATGAATGCAAAAGAAATTGTTGCAAAAAATCTCAATGCAGGGGCATTAACCAATCCTTCCTCTACCTCGTATTCTAATAATAATGTCCCTGCACCCTCTGTTGCTGATACGAATATTCTTCCTAAAGCAACAGGAGCATTACCTGAAGCAATGGAAGGGCAATCTCTAATAGAAACAACTTCTGCTGTTGCAGATGCAACAAAATGGACAGATAAACTTGATATAGGCAATGTTCTTGAAGCTGGAATGATGGTTGGTTCCAATCTTATGGCATCTAAAAATTTAGATGATTCTATAGATGATATTAATGAAGGATTAGATGGCATTACAGGAATGATTAGTACTCAAAATATAGATACTTTAAATGAAATAGGTTCTATAAAAGAAAATGCTCGAAATACAATTGATGCATCAGCTGATTCTGCAAATCTTCGTTTAGGACAAGCTTTAGATAGTATTAATCAATCCAATATAAGTACAGGTACTGTTCGTAGAATGGGCAATGAAATTCGTAAAAAATTAGATAGAAATCTAGACTCTACTGCTAAAAATGTATTTGCAAAAAGTGAATCAGCAATTGATAGAGTTAATGTTTCTAATCGTGCAAGTATTGATAAGATAAGAGGACTTCAAGAGCAATTAAAAGCTAAAAAGAAACAAGCTCAAAAAGATAAAAAAATGGCTCAATGGGGTACTGCTATAGGAGTTGGATCAGTAATATCAGATGTTTTGCTTCCTGGCTCTGGTCAAGTACTTAGAAGTGGTTTTAATACGTATAGTAGGTATAGTTAATGGCAGACCCTAAACGACCACAAAATGTTGATATAAATGCTTTATTTCGTATGCGAAATCAACAAATACGTCAAGAAACTTCTGATATTGACAATTTAATGACTATGTTTGATGAAAATGCTTTAAAAACAGATACGGTAGAAGGGTACGAAACTGCTATACAAAATATTGATAAAATATCAGGAGAGCATTCATATAATAAGATTAGAGGTAATCTTTTAAAAGAAAAATTAAATCTTGAAAAATCAAATCAAATGGTTTTTGATGAAATTCAAACAAATGCTACAAATTTGTTAGGTCAAGTTAAAGGTGGTGCAACAGATGGAATGATAGATTTAATTAACAATTTTAGTACATCTATCACCAATAATAAATCAAAATTTAATGATAATGAAATAACTAGTCTTAATGAAACATTAGGTATGATTGAAAATTTAAATGTACTAAATCAAACAAAACTTACTAATACTCAACTAGATGCTATTGCTCCTCAAACTCCTGAAGACCAAGCATTAGAAGATTTTGCACAAAATATTGGTAGCGTTTCAAAAAGTGTCCAATATACAGAAGCTCGAGTAGGTGATATAGGTGCAAGAAGAGAGGCACAAGCTAAAGCAGTAAGCGATAGAATAGAATCTAGTCAAGGTTATGCAGGTATTGGTAAAGAAAACTATCAAACAATGACTAAAAACTTAGTTGGAATTAATACTTCAGTACAGAATTTAAAAAGAAATTTAGCAACTCAAGGATTTGTTATTCCAATAGATTTTGCGACAGAAAACATAGTTGGTGACGGTAAAAATGTTATTGATAAAACCTTTCCAAAAGATGTTTTAAAACAATATAATAAAGCTATTGTTTCTATTGCGGGTGCAAAAATGGTTCAAGAAACGAATAAAACTTTTTATGAGGGTGGTAAAAATTTAGCAATGAATCGTGATGGTTCTTATACGGAAGAATTTATTGATACATTAATAGCGCAAATAGAAGCAAAAGAAGACCCTGCAAAATTATCTGAAAATTTAGAAAAAAGACTAGGTCCAAAAAGTTTAATGACTCCTGTTGGCAATAAAAGTGATTTTTCAGTTCAATTAACTTCATTTTGGAAAGAAATAACGTCTAATAGAAACGATATATTAGATATAATGGCTAATAAAAATCCTTCTAATCCATTAAATACAAAACAAAGCCAAGGTGGTTTTAATGTAATGGATTTAAATGACGTAATTGGGATTGATGGTAATTAAGTGTGCCTATACCTAGAAACGATATATCTAATACTCCTGAAGGTCTAGCTACTTATGAACAAATCATAAGTCAAGACGAGACTTATTTTCCTGAAGGAAACATTCCTTTAATATATAAGCCTACGCAAACTAGAGATAAAAGTGCGTATTGGCATGAAGATTTATTTCAAGTTTTAAATCAACAAATTGAACAGATTGACCCTGAATTACCTCGTTATAATTATCAAGAGGATGTAGTACAAGATTTAAAGAAAAACTACGTTCCTTTTAATAAATATCGAGCTATTCTTTCAGAGAAATCTACAAATATTCCTATTTTTTCTAGGTTAACACCTACTCATCAAAAACGAATTGTTGACCAAGAAGCTTTAGATATGTCCGCTCTACATAACTATGTGATCTCTAAAATGCCTAAAGACATGGAAGATGATGATAAACGTCGTTTAATGAAAACGTACAATGGCTATTTTAATCAAAATGTTTTGCCTCAAACAATAGATAGAATGAGAAGATATTCTGCTCGTGAATCTGTAGATGCATCTAATGATAATATTAAACAAAATTTTTTAACTACCATACAAGGATTATTAGAAGGAGCAGGTAGTACAATAGAAAGAAAAGGAATTTTAGGCGTAAGTACTGAAACAGAAAAAGCATTAAATACAACATTTGAAGGATGGGCTGAAAATGTAAAAGGGTGGATTGGCGATTTAGAACAAGGCACAGGTATTTACTCAATGTCTGATGAAGAAATAGCAAAAGATATTGGTGAGCATAATTTATTATTTATGACTGCTCCTACATTTAAATCAGGATATTTGTTTAATAAAGTAGCAGAAGGATTTGCTCAGCAAGTAGTTACATCTGGATTACCTTGGGCAGGTGGTGTTATGGGAGGCGCAATAGGAACTTCAGTAGGCGGTCCTGTAGGTGGTGTAATTGGATTTGGTATTGGTGCAGTTACATCTGTTATTCCTGGGTTTTTAGTTGAGTCTGGTTCTTTTGAAGATGAAATGAGCGATAATTGGGAATCATTAAGAGAACATGCAAAACAAGCAAAAGAAGGCAATTGGTATTCTGATGAAAAATTTAAAGAAATGTTTACTGTGCCTTTAGATGAAGATGGCAATTTAAATATTACTGCTGACAAATTAACTGATAAAACAATTAAAGATATTACTGAAAATTTATCTCAGCTTTATGCGTTAAAAGCTACTGGTTATGAACTTGCAGGTACTGCATTAACAGTATTAGGTGGAAAAGCATTTACTGCTTTACATGGACAAGCTATTAAAACTCATTTTATGAGTAAAATGGGTCAACGAGCTGCCGCCAATCGTTTTTTTCAAGCTGTTAAAAAGCCATTAGCTATTCCATCAAAATTAATATTTGATGTATCTCAAGAAGCTTATGTGGAAGGAGAACAAGAAGACATAAATATAAGCATGATGGAACCTTACATGGCTAATTATAATAAGATGTCTGAAGAAGAAAAAGATAGGCGTATTAAATCAGCAAGGTTTCAAGGTGGTGTTATTGGTGCTGTTTTTAGTGGTGGTCAAATGTATGTTGAAAATCGAATGAAAAATCGAGCGATAGATACGGAAAACAGAGCTATTCAAATAGAAGATCAAGCCAACTACAAAGATATTACGATTATTGATGAACAAATAAAGGAATCTAAAAAGAAAGGCAATCTTTGGATTAATGATGATGATTTAGCAGTTCAAATTGCAATGTCTATTGACCCTACAATGTCTGAATTTAGAGATATTGTTAGAGATAATAGTGAAGACCCCGCAGGAGTAGATAATTTAATTGTTTCAAGGACAAAAAATAATTATCAAATACAACATGGTAAAGCTTTAGGAAAGTTATTATTAAAAAATAAAACCAAAGCTAAAAAAATAATGAAGCAGTTAGGTTTAACTGCAGCTCATTTTGCAACTACAGGATTAAGTACAAAGGATTTTACTTCATTGTTCGGTAAAAAATTAGCAGATACGCTACTAGACAAACAAACAATGGACAATTTAACAGATGAAACAACAAATGAGGATTTTGGAGACTATACTCAAGAAAATCCAAATGATGTTTATGATGACCAAGAACTTAATCATGGAGAGCAAGTTGTCGATGAAGAAATGTCTAAACTTGTTAAGCAGTTTAATAATCTTTCAAATGCTATTAGCAGATTAAAAAAACAAAAGAAAAAGCCTTCTCCTGCTCAAGAAAAAAAATTAAAACAACTTCAATCTCAAATATCTGCATTAAAAAAGTCTGGTAAAAAGAAAACTGCAATTAAAAATAATCAACAAAATGTAAATACAATAACAGGAGAATTAAATGAAAGTGACCCTACAAGTATTACTACATTAAATCTTGATAATATTGTAGGTAAGAGCAAATCTAAAATGTCTTTTATTAAAGACAAAAAAGATGGTCAGCGTATTGATTTAAAGATTATATCTAAATCAACAGAGACTAATCCTAAAACAGGTAAAAAAGAAACTGTATATGTTGTTGAGCCTAGTGTAGGTAAAGAAGCAGCATCTCAAGGGAGTAAACCTTCTGACTCTTCACAATTTAAATTATTTCAATCTGAAATTGATATTGCAATTACAAAGGTAGGTAATAATCCTCCTAAAAGATGGAAAGCTCCTATTCCTCAAGAAGAAAAAACAAATTATTTGAATGAGCAAATAACAGATGAAAAGAAATCAGAAACAAAAGAAAAGGGAATGACTTTTAGTTCTTTTGACCAACCTATTGAAGTGGGAGATTTAAAAAATACTACTACGGCAACTATTTCTGACCTTGCATACATAAGACCTAACTTTGAAACTATATTAAAAGCTTTTAAGAAAAGTAAAAAGAAAACAATGAAAGCTTTTATGTCTTTAGCTCCTCGCTTAATTGAAAATTATAGGCTTATTAAATCAGAAAGTGGAGATATACTTATATTAGAAGATGGAAAAGCAATTGGTGAAATAAAAGCAGACGAAACTGAAAAAGGATTAAGAACAGAAAGTTTAATTTTAGGAAAAGGTAAAAATGCAATAATAGTAAATAATGTTGTCAGTGTAAATAACGCTGATACTCAAGTTGCTAAATACAACATACCACCTATTAAATCAGAAAAAACTACACAAAATCTTTCTAAGCCTAAAGTAAAGCCAACAAAAACCACTAAATCAGGAGTAACATTATATAAAAAATTATATTCTAATTTATCAAATCAGTTTGATGCATTTGCAAATTTAATAAAGCAGACTATGAATGTTGTTGGTTTATCTAAAGGTGAAAGATTGTGGAATAAATATGCATCTTGGTATGGTGATGTAGATTATACCTATTCTGGCAAAACACATAAAATGCAAGAAATGCCTTCTGAAATTCAAGCTATTGCTAGAAATATAGAGCAACAATTAGGACTTGAAGAAGGGTATTTTAATAGTGCTTTAGCTAATGTATTTCCTAAAGGTCAGCAATTAGGAGAACATGCGGATGATGAAAAGATATTTGTAAGAGATAATAAAACAATTGGAAAAGTTGCTACTGTTAGTTTAGGTGGCTCTACTAAAATTATAATTAGAAATATAAAAACCAATAAAAAAGAATCTATATTGGTTCAAGATGGTGATTTATATGTTATGCCAGGGCAAACATTTCAAATTGAGCATAAACATTCAGTAACTCCAACACAAGGTGAAAGAGTTAGTATTACTTTTAGGCATATTCCAGAATCTAGGTTACCTGCAAAAAAAGAAACTAAACTTACGTTAAATGAATTAATAGAGACTGGTTCTGCTTCTGATGTATTTATAGAAATTGCAAAATCAGGTAATGCAATATTTAGAGGAATTGCAACTTTTGTTGCTGAAAACATTGGCAATGTAAATATACGTTTTGATAAAAGAATTAAAGTTCAAGGCAAGTGGAACGGTAAAGAAATTATTATCAATCCTAATAACATTGATAGTAGGGAAGCTTTAGAACAAACGCTATTACATGAGGCTATACACGCTACTACGTCTAATTTAATTAATAAATACTTAAAAGGTACTTTATCTAAAAAATCCTCTGTATATCAAAGCATAAAGGCTTTAGATGATATATTTAATGAAATTAAAGACGGACTTTCATCTACAGAAAAAGACAAAGTATCTACATTACAAAAATTCATAGAACAATATAAGTCTGGAAAACTTTCTAAATCTGATATGGATTTAGCAGTTGAATTAAGAGAAGAATTCTATGGACTTGAAAACTTAAAAGAATTTGTTGCTGAGTTAATGACAAATGAAGTTTTTCAAGAAAAGTTAAAAAAGATTAAGTACAAAGGTGAGAATAAAACTCTTTATCAAAAATTTAAAGAACTTATTGCTTCTGTTTTTGGTGTTAAAGCTGGAAATAATGCTTTATATAATGGCTTAATCAATGCAATTGATGTTGTTCAATATAAAGGAGAGGTAGTTAAAAAAGCTCCTCCAATTACGCCAGTTTCAAAGAAAGATATGGGCAATGTTACTTTAAAAGATGAACAAGAATTTGATGATTGGTTTAACGATGGAGATGACACAAATCTAGATGATGGGTCTTTACTTGTAGATGAAACAATAGTAGGTCAAAACATTGTTGATAATCTTACCAATGTTGATCCTTTGTCTGACCCTAATGTTCCTGAAGAAGATAATAGCTTTTTAATTAAATGGGGAAAGAATAAAGGTGTTTTAAATCGCAAATCTAAAAAGAGAGCTTATCGTGCATTTGAAAAAGGATTTGTAGATATTATTAGAAAACATGGACTTCCTTTAAGTTATTTTACTGAATATAGAAGGTCAATGAATGAAAAGCTTGAAAACATTGATTATATTAAAAAATACTTCAATAAATGGGCAGATGATTATCAAGTAACCTTAGAAGAATATCCTGATAGATTATTTTCGTTTGATGTTCCTGACGATGAATCTTTTAATGCTATGGTTAAAAACGATAAAGCATTTAGTGATTATGCTGAAACTTTTCAAAGTGCATTGGATATGACTGAAGAGCATGTTCGTCAAGGGATTGGCATAGATAATGAAGGCAAATTAGAAGCTGATACTAAAGCAGAAAACTTTAATCAAATTGATACAGGATTTTTTAAAGCAATTGGTCTGTCACCTACCGTAGAACAAATGACCGTTATTTGGGAACTTTTAAATAATACGGATTTAGAAGGCTTTATTAAGGGAATGTCTGATTCTAAATTTATTCGTGAGAATAAACTATTTTTAGAAAAAGGAAAAACATTATCTGAATTATTAGATACAGATATAAATGGTAGAATTAACAAGGTGTTAACTCGTTTTTGGGTTTCCAATTTAAGAGATAATAGAACGCCTTCTAATAGAGGTATTAATCAAAAAGATTCTATACAAAGTTTATATGCTATTTACAGGGCTCCTAAAAAAGATGAAGATGGAAATATAATAGAGCCAGGATATTTTACTTTTAAACCTAAAGACCAATCTGTTATTGAAAAGATAAGAGGTAAAATTCAGTTACTTTATAAAAATTTACCAAATAAACTACGTTCAAGAGCTGTTGAATCATTATTTGGCGATGGGGAATTACGTTATATTTCTTTAAAAGATTTATGGAGATGGCAAGTTGAAGATTCAGCAGAAGAGGGAAAAAATAAATCATATCATTTAGTAAAAGATATAAAAAATTTAAATTCAGAATTATTACGAAATTTTATTCGTAGCTCACTTAAAACAGGAATGGTTCCTATTTTAGTTCGAGGAGATACTGATTTAATTCCAATGGTTCGTATTACAAAAGAGCATAATGATTTTGCAAGTGATAGAAATGTAAGAACATATTGGAAACGAGAATTAGACCTTGTACCTGATGATTTAAAAACAGATGTAAAACGAAATTGGATTATGAAATATATTGCTCAGTCTACAACAGATGATGTGCAATGGTTTACGGGGTTAAACAACATATTATATGCTCGTAGAAAATACAATGCAGCAATGATAGCAAGGCATGAGGCGTATAAAAAGATTTATGGAGATGATTATTGGATTCATTTAACCTCACACAATATGCTTCATCGAGCAAAACTGCCTTTTGGTGTCGGTAATTCTAATCCTTTAATGCCAAATAAGCGTATTATTGTTTTAAATCCAAGAATATCTGATGTTGGTGAAGTTAAAGAGGGAAAAATATCAAAAAGTAGAGCAGTTATTCGCAAAATATATCATGGTGGTACAGTTAATGAAATTCCATTAGTTCAAGAAATAGATGGGCAACTTCAATATATATGGGATGGAATGACCCTTACTTCTGAAAAAGTTCATGCTCAAGATTATCCTGAATATTTTGGAACAAATGATAAAGCAAGAAGAGCAAAAACATTCTTTTACGAAAGAGGCGAAATAGGTGCATTAATTAATAAACATCAAGAAATGTCTCCTTATCTTGAAGATGGTGTAGAAAAACTTGAAATAACCAATGGTTTTGGCGATGTAGTAGCCACTATATCTAAAGATTCTGATGGTTATGTAAATATAAAAGATGCAGAAGGTAATTATGTAGATTATTTATCTTCTCCTGATGAAACAAAGATTATGACTGGAGAATATGCAAATAAATATGACCAACCTATAGAAATTGATGGCAAATCTATTCGTCTTATTATGTATCCAAGAGATAATGATAAATCGTATGGTAAATTTTTTAAGCAGTTAATGAATTATTTTCCTGATTCAAGAATGCAAAATTTAGTTCGTGAGTTTTTTGATGATGCTGACCCTAGAAAAAAGTTTAGTCCTCGTAGTTTATTTAAATTATTTGTTGAAATTGCAACAAACCCAAAGAAAATGGATGAATTTAAACGTACTTATTCTAGTGCGACTATTGATGGACTTCCACTTGCAATGGCTAGAAATGCTGAACTTGGAGTTGGATTTCATCCTACAGATTCAGGAACAAATGCAAATGTAGTTAAAAATGCAATTTTACAAGAAATATCTGAATTTAAGACATATGGTAGTAAGCTTGATTTTAGAATGGATATGATGGGTCATTTAGAGGATAATGAAATTGTATTACCTAGTGACCATAAAATTGTACAAAATATTAAAAATATAACAGGATTAAGAACTAGAGATGAAATCAATACTTGGCTTTTAAACAATGATTTAGAAGTACTTGCTATTCGTTCTCCTGTACCTTCACGATTTGGTTATCGAGTATTAAAAATCAAAAGTATTGAACCTATTGGAGATACTTTTATGGTAAATCCAAAGATTGTTAAACAAGTATTTGAAGGTGATGGAGATGGCGATACTGCTACAATTGTATTTTTAAATAATAAACAAAAAGAATTGTTAAAAGAATTAAAAGACAGGCAAGAATTAACTGGAGGATTGGCACTTTCTGCATCAGATCAAAATATTGATATATCAACTTTAGAAGGTCTTGCTGAAGGAATTTCTATTATGCAAAATGGAAAAAGAGCAATTAGTCAAGTTGCAAATATTGCTAAAAATGTAGGAATTATGTCTACTTGGTTTAAAGAAATGATAGTTAATGATGGTGAGCGAAAAATTAAAATGAGAAAACTTACTGATGTTGTAGAAGATTCAGATATGGGTGAGTCTCACAGTATAGAAAATTTATTAAGAATGTATTTACAAGCAGGAGCTGACCATGCAAAGTTGTTATTACTCGGTCCAGATCAATGGAATTACAGCGTAGAAAAATTATACAGTATGGTGTTTTATTATGAAGATGCTCCTAATGAATTAATATCTGAAGAACATTATAAAATAATAAGAAAAGAAATTTTAAGACCAATGACTAGAGCGGGTTCTGTATTAAGGGGTCATGATATGGATAGTCAATTACGATTTGCAGATTATCTTGAAAGAAGTGAGGAGTATCTTGATTTTATTGAAAATAGAAATGAAATAATTGAAGAAAGTGAAGGAGCTATTATTAAAGGCAAAACTTCAATTAATCATGTATTAGAACATATTATTGTTTCGTTTGCAAAAGAAGCATATGCAAATGGTATTGATGGTGACCAATTTACTACTCCGTTTGGAACTTCAAAGTATATTCATTCAACTACTGTTAAAAAACATGCTGAAAAATGGACAAAAGAAACAATGGACATTGCTTTTGAGGAAGAAGGCTATGATTTAAAGAATATGACTAATGAAGAAAAAGACCAAGCTAGAAGAGTTATTATGCCTAAGATACAAACTGCAATTAAACTAGCACAGAATTTTAGTACACAACTTCATTTTGCTATTAAAAAACGTAGGGTAGAAGAAATGTTAGATGATGATGAAAATGCAAGAGCATTTTCTTCTAATACATTTATGTTTGACCCAAGAGCAGCTGAAGTGTTAGAACGATTTTTAGGTATTATGGATGATTTTGACTACACTAATTATATGAAACGAGCTTTTACTGCCTCATTTTTAAATGATACGGTAGATATATCGAAACGTGGAGCAAGTGCTGTAAAAAGTAAGTTAGTTATTCCACCAACTGACCCTGTAGACCCTAGAAATGCATTATTGGATAAAGACATTATGAAAGAATATTATGGCGATTATAATGCCCTTAGAAGCGATTTAGATGGTGTTATTAAAACAGAAGCACCTTCTTTATTAAAGACAATTGAATATGTAAAAGATGAGTTTGAGAAAAAAGGATGTATGATATGAGGAATCGATGTAAAGACACAAAAGATATAGTAACAGAATCATATATCGGTGCAAATGTAGAACGTAATTATACTGACCCAAATATGGAAAATTTAAATAAAGATAGTAGGGTTGGTGGATGGATTAAACGATTGTTTAAAAAATTTGAACATAAAGGCGAAGTAACTCAAGAAGAAGTAAAGAAATTTGCAGATAATTATTTTAAAACAGATACTGAAAGCACAAAGATACAGATTATTTTGGCAATTACATCTGCATTGGGGAAAAGAAAAGATTTACGAGATTTATTCTATTACAAGCTAAGTGAAATTGTAAATGAGAATATGGCAAATTTACCCGACATTGAAGGTGGCTATATTTTATCTCGAATGGATGATGGTACTAACATATATAATATGTATCAACTTCCCTATTCTATGGTGTTACAAGCAGGTGTAATGCTAGACCAAGATTTAATGTCTATGGATGAAGATTCTGATTTAAATATAAAATCGGGTTGGTTTGGTAATTTAGTTTATGAATTTATGCTACCTAAGAATGTTGCTTATAAGACAACTACACCTTCATTAGTAAAATTTATTAAATCTATTACTTATTTTAATCAACGAAGAGAAGCGACGGAAAAAGAATACACTTCTTCTAATCCCAATGCTCCGTTAAATGATTATGAAATGGAACCAGAAAGAGATAAAAATGGCAATATAAGGTTAGATAAACAAGGCAATATCATTCGTTCTAATATGCCTAAAAAATATAACCGTAATATGTTTGGCTTATCTCAGCTTTATAATTCTGAATTAGCAGAGGTTTTTAATCAATACGGGCAGAAATATTTTAAAGATGATGTAGCATTAATGGATTTTATTCATTTAACAATGATGAATTTGATAAAGATTGATAAAGATGGTAACGCATGGTTAAAAACAGAATTTGGGAAATTATATGAGGGAGACAAGGTAATAAGGTATAAAGATGGAAATCCAATTATAAAACATCATAGTTTAGAGCCTTTAATTATAAAAGATGGTAGGATTGTCAATTGGAATAAAGACCATAGAGATATTGTTAAAGAAGATGATAAAAATATAGCGGGTGAATCTGTATCGCAATTGCAATTTAATACAAAGATAAATCCAGTTACTAAAAAAGATGATTATGATATGATCTATGAACTTATAGATGGCATACAAGTAGCTTTATGGAATTTTGGACACCAAGTAAAATTTAAAGGTGATGAACAATCTGCTAGATATAATGATTTATTATTAAGAGCAGAACAAGAATTGTCTGGAGCTGAACTTGCAGAATTTAAAACAATGGCTGACCAAATGTTTGAAGGTGAATTGTTTGGCATACATGGACTTACTCAATTTGAATTGCAAGAAAAGGACAAGCATTATTTCCCTAAAAAACTTACAGTAGGTAACAGAACCTTTTATATGAGTAAAGCAGAAGAAAATTTGATGCAGAATATTGCAGATACTCAAATGAAAATCAATCAGCTTATGGATGACCCTAAGGCAAATAAGAAAAGAATACCTTTATTAAGACAGCAATTATTTGATAATACTCGCGCATTAGAAATTATATCTGAAAAATTAAGAATTTTACATCATGGAAATACAAACTTTGATGAAACAGGTTCGCAAAATCCTATCTTTTTACACAACTATGTAAAGAATTTTAAAAGCGTTACAAATATGATTCCTTATGAGGCATATCGTACAGATGAACATGTGGTAAGAGATTATATCAGTGAAACATCTCGTCAACTAGAGCGTAGAGGATTAGCAAATGATTTATTAGAAGGGTTTTTAGAAGCAAAAGGAAAGCCAAAAGCAAAATTATATATGATTAATATGTTTAAAAGGTTATTTCAATATCCTGATGCTAGAGGAATTATTGCTGGAATTCCAACAAGTGATGATAAGTTAGACCGTTTTTTTAAAAAATGGATGCCAGGCTATACAGGTAAAAAACACAATATAAATCGTTTATTTAAAGATTTTTCTGCATTGCATACTTCTACATTGTTAAGTGGAGCTGCTGATGGTTTTATGAATTATTTTTCTACTTTACAAGATATGGTAAATAGTGGTAAAGATTCATTTTTTGATGCATTTAGTGAATATACAAGTAATAAAAGTAAATGGGAAAATTTAGCTGAAAAAGCAGGTATTATTACATTTTCTAAATATTTAGAAGGATATGTAGATGATATTTTAAGAACTGAAGATAGAAAACAAGCTGTTGAAATAAAAAAGCAATTAATGGGTCTTGTTAATAAAATTGAGAATCATAAAGGGAAAATACCTCTTAGTCAAAGAAAGTTTTATTTACGATATAAAAGAGATATAGACCTTATTAATGCGCAATTACCTTCGAAATTTCAAGTATTAACAGGTACATTAGCTAGATATGCTATTAATCATCGTATAGAAACATCTAAATATGAAAAAGGATTTTCAAAAAGATTAAAAGATGTAACGGGTGCTTATACAATAGCTCCTTCTATACAACAAACAGAACAAGTATTAAGAACAATATCATTTATTATTGGATGGAAAAATGCAGAAAAAATAACTAGAGGTTTTCCTAATATTAATGAAGCAGATAAAATACAACTTGCTAGAGAATATGTATATTTTACTCAATTTGGGTTGGAAGCTCATTTGGTAGGTGAAGCAACAGGTAGTTCATTTACAAAGTTTTTAAATGGAATTACAAGTTTTAGAAAACAAAGAACAGGATTTGATGTACGCAAAAACAGAGAATGGTTACGCACATTTTGGAATCCTACTAGTTTAATTGATTCATTAAATAAAAATATTAAAACAGATAAAAAACAATTATATAAAGCTAGATTATCAGCTAGTGCTGGTGCTAAAGCATTATTTAGTTTGCTTAATTGGAGAGGTACAGGTTCTAAAAGGTCAAAATTATTGCGAAAAGCAGTTCCTTCTGCAGCTCAAGGTGAATCTATGTTTTTTATGTATGGAGCTGGTTCTCTTTTTATGCATTTTGTAATATTTGGAAGTGCAACAACTTCAATTATGGGAACATTTATTAAAGGTATTTTTATGAAAAATAATATGGTTCAAGCGGGAACTGGTTTTACTTCACCTTATTATATGGGTATATTAGCCACTGGTAGCTTGACTTATGCATTAGCAAAAGATGCATTAAGCGATGATGAAGAAGACGATATTAGGTTTTATGATTTTTATCGATTATTTAGGGGGATGTATGGTACAGGATATATGGATTTATTTTCTATCGTTTACGGAATTGCACAAGCAACGAGGAATTATATAATAGGCGATATGCCTGAAAAAAGGGATTATTATAATGACCCAAGTAAACATGTTACGTTTAAACCAGATTGGTTTAATCCAGTTGGATTTGTTAGAAAGGCTACAGATGCAACTATTGATTTGGGTAAAAAATGGTATGAAAGAGAAAAATCTGAATCATATCGTTTTAGGAATTATTAACTTCCGTTACAAATACGTTACAAATTATTATTGAAAAGTAGGATAATATTTAGGATTTATAGAGAATTGCCTGGGTGGTGGAATTGGTAGACACTACGGACTTAAAATCCGTTGGCAGCAATGCCGTAAAAAGGCTCATTTATAGAGGGTAAAGTAAGGTAGGTTGGTATGCCTAAATATGTCCCGTTACAAATACAGGACAAATCGTGGCAAAAAAGAGGGATAAATTAAAAAAGAATTTTTATCTTACGGATGATGGTACAATACAATTCCGTAAAATGATTCGTGGTAACCTGATTACTGGTAGGACAGGTATGACCGATATACATCAAGTAAATAAATATGCTGAAGAAATTAGACATCAGCTTATTTCCCAACATTATAAATTAAAATCTCAAAAAAGAAAAAAAGCCAAACTTGGTTCTTTAATAAAAAAATGGCTTATAACAAAAGAGGGATTAGAAAAAGAAACAATTCGGACTTACAAAGACAATGCTACTTATTATATAAATAATGGACTACCTAAGAATTGCAGCCCTAGTAGAATTAAATCAGTTCGTAGAGATTATAATATTTTTGCAAGATGGTGTATTAAAAAAGGGTATGATGTTGAGGAGTTAAAAGGAGAGACTGAATCAGAAGCAAGGATACGAGTTTTAAATGATGATGAGATTAAAAGATTTTTTAAAGCGTGTGATCAAACTAATGCACATTGGAGATACAAGAAAAAACATCAAGACTTTAAAGATTGTATGGAGTTTATTCATTATACAGGTGCAAGGAGAAAAGAAGCAAATGCACCAAAAAAAGAGTGGCTTAGAAAAAATAACAATGATGAATATTATTTGGAAGTGATAAAAAAAGGTGGGAACAAAAGAGTAATACGGATTAATGAACAAGCTTTAGAGGTTTTAAAACGTAGGAATTTTGAATTTTGGAATTACGATGTTCAATGGTTAACTAAGCGTTATAAACATCTATGTAGACAGGCGGGTATTTATGACACACAACTTCATGATTTACGAAGAACATTTGGGTATAGATTATTAGTGGGAGGGACTGATATAGCTATTGTAGCTAGATTATTAGGTATTAGTATAAAGGTGGCATATAAGCATTATACACCATTAATGGTAAGCGAAATAAAAGATTTCATTATATAGATTAAAAAGAAGTAAGTTTAGACTTCTGAAGGTGGCACTTTAAAAGATTAAATAAAAAATTAGGGGTTCTCCCTAATCAGTTCCTTGCTTCTAAAGTAAGGGTCTGTTGCTTAAGGTTTGTGGGGGACATAATTCTCTTCCGTCCAAGTTGAGGTCATGTCCCCGCAACCGCCATATCTCCTATATATAAATTATTTATAAATATTTTTTTAGTCAAACTAAAAATTTGACAAAAGTTACAAATATGTTAAATTTATTATAGAATACTTATCTGTTTATTTTAGTTAGGAGGTAGCAATATGAATGAACAGCAAAAAATTGTTAATTGGTTACAATCAACAGAAATACCAATATCTAGTATATCAGAAAATACTGGAATTTCAAGGCAAACACTTTACAAGTGGATGCAAGCAACAGTCCCAATTAAAATTCATAAAAATAAATTAAAGGCAATATACAAAGTATATGTTGGTGATATTGAGAAGGAGGAGAATATGAGTTATACAATAGATGCTCAAAAAGAAACAATTAAATTATTAAAAGAAAAAGTTGAAAAATTAGAAGTTGATTTATCGAAACACGAAGAATCGCCTTTTCAATCTTCTGTGTGGAATGATTTGCAATTTCATTTATATAGTGAAGTAGTATTAACTTTTAATTTTCCTAGTATTGTAGGAAGAAAAATGATTTTATTAACAGGGAGGAAATACATAAAGCAATTTTTAGGATACAATGATAGAGAAATTGATTCTTACTGGCAAATAAATAAGCATTATAAAGATTTTAATAAACACCCTATAAATAATATTTTATCTGGAAAAAGTAAAGATACAATTATTGAGAAAGTAAAAACATTACCTGCTGTATTTGAAAGTTTAAAACATATGGTTGGTAATCATTACATACCAGTACCAATTACTTTTAAATGCAAAAATGGGGAGTTCTTACATACAATCGCATATAATAAAATTGATTGGTCAAATAAAAAAGTTCAAACTAAAACTGAATTTATTTTAGGTCAATAATTTTTAATTGTTCTTTTAATTCTTTTAATTCTTTAATTCTGTCTATCCAAGTGTCGTAGTTTTCTACAACTAAAGGAGTGCCCCTATCTTCTTTAATTACTTGTATGTCTACTTCATCAGAAGGTAGCATCCAATTTGCAATTGCTTTACGGCACTTAGCTTGAACTTTTATTGTATCTTCAATTAAAAGGTCTACTTCTTCATGCCATCCGAGTGATCTACCATCAGAACCCCAAGCTCTAATACATTTAAGACCTATTCCTTTTGTAATATCTCGTATAAGATATTCAAATCGATTACCTTTAGCTTTTGATTTACTAGCCATTATTATTTCTCCAATCTGTAAGTACATTTACACTTATAACAAATGCAACACTTCCTATTCCTACACATAAAATGCTAAATGATATAATTAACATTGCTACTAACCATTCTGCTATTATCATATTATGACTCCTTATTTAGTTTATTTATATATGTTTCTATTAAAGGTGTTGTAATAGAATTTTCTGCTTCTCCAAGAGTTGAAAAATATTGATTATCTTTATTATCATCATAATAATAGACATAATATCTAATTTTGTCATCTATACTTTCAGCAACAGTTCCTTCTTCGTAATGAGAATAATGTATTACAGGAATTGGATGGTCAGTTAAATGCCCATGATGATGTATTAAATAGCCTTCTCGTGTTTCTTTCCATTTCCAAGTAAGACTTTTAATGTATTTTTTTATTTGTTTTTCCATTTTTATTACGGCACAACCTTTCCATTAAATAGTTCAATGATGTAAGCGGTTATGTTTTTCTCCTCTTTGGTTTTTGATTTATAAATAAATTTGTCGCATCCAAAATCAACGATGTGATTGGGTATTAATTGTTTTGTTTTACCTATGATTTCAAAGTACATGCAAAATCCTAAAAATGTTTTATGTTCTTTAAGACTTTGATATTTACAATTCCAACAACTTTTTTTGATTTTTGTAGGTGACTTCAACTGTTGGTTTAAGACACATAAAGGATATTATATATGTTAAAGCCACCCACAGTTTATTTTTTAAATACTATTTTATGACCACTAGAATTTCTCCAAGGACCTGGATAAGGAGTTGCTGAATGTTCAATCCCTAATCCTTTTTTTAGGTATTTATAAACAATTAGTATTTCTGTTTTTTTATTCAAAAGATACCGACTCTTGTTTACCTTGAAACTTTGAAATAACATTAGATAATTCATCGTGAGAATGAACATGTACTTCTTTTATTCTGTTTTGAAGTTCAGGTATGTTTTCATGATAACAAACTTTATCGTGGTCTACTCCAATAGTAAACATTCCACTATTACCATAACGAACTTTGGCAGCTACTATCTGTGATTTTAGTTTACCAAGATTGGAATTTTGATAATTCACTTTATAATCATAGTAAATAAATAAGATGTTTTCTGCTACTTGTTCAATAGATGAACCTTCAGCTAAATCAGACATTTTAGGAATAGGGTCAATTCTGCGTTCTATATCTCTATTTAATTGAGATAGAAGAATAGGTATGATCTTGTATTTTTTAGCTAACCATTTATATTCTTGCATAACCGATTCAATTTCAAAACGTCTGTCTTTTTTATCAGATACTTTTACAAGCTGTATATAGTCGTCAATTACAACATCAGGTCTTATTCTTGATACTAAAGATATAGTTTCGTTTAAACTGCTAACATCATCATACATAATTAAATTATCAGAATAGTTTGCTACTATTTCTTTTTGTGATTGCTCTATTTCTTTTGCACTTGCATCTGTTAGATTTCCAGTACGAATAGAGTGATAAGACACTTTACCACTATTCAAAACCATTAGTTTTTTAAGCATTTCTTCATTGGTCATTTCACGATTCATAACCAATACTTTTAATCCTTGGTCTAATAGTTTTTTAGCAAGATTAATACTAAAGGTTGTTTTACCATGCCCAGGTCTTCCTGCAAGTACAGTAATTTCACCTCTAGTCATTCCACCTGCCATGCCATCTAAAGCATTATAGCCAAATGAAACCAAATTCTTTGATTCCCCAATAGATTCAATTGCTGATTTTGTAAGTGATTTTAAATCAAATTCAGCAACAGGTTTAGTATCCATTACTTCTTCATTTAAATCACGAACTTTTTCGATTAAATCTATAAAACCAAATGTATCACTATACGCAATACGTTGAATTTTATAGGTTTGTCTTATGATTTCTCTATGAAGATGCTTTTCATAGACTAATTTAGCATGTGTTTCAATATGTGCTGTTGTGGGAAGGTCTGTTACAAGTCCTGTTAACCAATATGCATTTACAACTTCTTTTTCTTTTTCATCTAATCTAGCTAATACTGTAATAATATCAGCATTGACTTCATCTTTTATTAAAGATTTAATTGCTTTAAAAACAATTTGATGTTTTTTAAGATAAAATGCTTTGGGTTCAGGTATATGTCTTACAACTCTATCATAATTAAGATTGTCTGTTAAGATAGCCGCTAAGACAGATGCTTCTGCATCAATTGCATTAGGCATCATCTTTACAGATTCATTATTGGTGCTAATGTATTGTTTTTTTGACATTTTTAACCTCATTTAGTTTGACCACTTCGGTATGTGGAGAGATTAATGTTTTACCCAATCGTATATCAGTTGGGTCAACATCTTTTAGGTATGATTCATAACGCACAGAACAACTGCCTACGTTTATATCAAGAAGATAACCTTTGCAAAAAGCAGTTTTAAAATATTGTCCTATTTCTAAGTCTTTTAAAAATACTTTCCCCTTAGATGGAGTCACGATAAATGCTCTTTAATTTCTGTAATTGCATTTAACAATGATTTGGTTTGAGGAGCGTTGTCTACTCCTTTATTTTGAAAGTCATTAACAACTTGTACTAAGACTTCAGCTTCTTCTTTATTAATGGATAAAAGATATTGAGAATTTTTAATTACATCTGCAAAATCTTCAAATGTGGTAAGTTTTTTCATTTCAGTTCCTTTTTAAACTGCAGGAGAAAGGCGCCAACCAAACAAAATCTTTCATTTGTCAGCCTCTTTCTTTCAAATCTTTTTTTAAAAAAACTTTGTCAAAAGAGACACTTCTCCTGCAATATTTTTTAGTATTACTTATCTGTTGCTTACGATGGGAAACCGTCCTTTTCCCGTTTTAGGCGTGAGATTAATTTACGATAAGAGGGTATTTAATGCACGATTTTTAATCATATGACCTCTACCAAACGAATTCCAGCCTCGTTCAATTTGTTTTTTAGTAGCATTATGGTCAATAACATGTGTAACTGCATTAAATGTAGCATATCGATTATTTCCACCAACTTGTTTTACATATCTATCATATGCCATATCAAATTCCATAATCATATTATTCAATCTGGTACTTGCATTTTTAGGATGTAAATCCATTTTACGAAATGTCTTATTAAAGAATTTAAAGTTATCTTCTTTTTTCCAACTTTTATTCTTTAATCGTTCCATTTGCATAAGATAATCTTGCAAACCAATAGAAGCAGAATTGATACTTGCTTTAATATCAGCCCATTTAACTTCAAAATTAGGAAGATGTTTGCCTTGAAATAATGCATTTGCATTTAGGTCTTTTAAAGCAATCAAGTATGTATTTTTACAAACGATTCTTACTACAGTTAATCCAATAAGCCAAGGAGATGTTTTATCATGGCTATTGATCATTGTAATAAAACCTGAATGTTTATCATCAATAGAAACTTCTTTATCTGTCAAAATTTGACTGGTAAGAGCTTCAGTACCAACACCTTCATTCTTTAATTGAACAGAAAGTTTTCTGCCTTCATCAAATTCTCTTACTTGAGGTTGTTTACTTCCAACATCAAGAAAAGAATTAACAATGTCCGCAAAACGTCTATTATAAAATGGAGTATATCTGTCTGATACAATAGAAAGACATTTGTTATTATCTGTTCTTGCTAACGCATGTCTATTTTCTACAATTATACTTCTATTATCATGTCCATTAGGATAATATAAAAGTGGTTTCTTTTCAACATCCCAAGAAAACTTAAATTCTTGATTGTCTTCTTTTAAAAGTAACTTTTGGGGGTTTTTTACTAGGTTCATCTTTTTCTCCTTTATGTGTTATTTGATTAATATCGGGAGGATTTGTTCCTCTCATTTGCTGTTCTGCTGTTTCATTAGCAGATTTTGTTTCGGAGATATTTCGTATAATAGCTCCAAAATAAGTAAGTGTTTTTCCTTGCTTAGAATAATTAGCTCTATTCCAAGTAGATATTCCTCTACGGATAGATTCTACATCTACAGGGGATATACTATATAAAAATCTATATTTGTATTCAATTGGGATTTTGCCAAAATAAATATGTTTGTTTACTTCAGCTATAATTTGTTTAAGGTTTTTTTGTATGTCTTTGGGAAAGTTTTTAAATATCATTGTGGTTTCCATTAATGCTTCTTGTTTATTAGGCTGATAACCACAAGCAGGACATTTATATTTCATTATTAACACTCTGGGTCATTTTGAATTCCTTTTGATATACCAAGGTCTTTTAATCCTATTGGATTATCATTTGGTTCTTTTATAATTGCATTTTGTTTACAGCGATTGCAATAAAATTGAATATTATTGTTTACTTCTAATTTTTCATTAATCACTCCGCAACTACATTTTATTTGTTTAACTGACATCCCAATCTCCTTTTTTATCTAAATAGATTTTTAAATGAATTGTTTTTCCGTCACTATCTTTTGATTTCCAATTGTGTATAGTGCCGTCTTTTAATTGAGATATGTCTAGGTTACTTAATGGAATTGCAATTTCTTTTAGATTATTATTATTTTTCATAATATCTTTCTAGTAGAGTAGAGGCAGAACAGAGACTAACAATAACATGACGTGCTATATATAATATTCTGCCCCTACAGGTTTATTAATTAGAAGGGTAAATCACTGTCCTCTTCTGGAACATTTACTTTTTCTTTACCTTCCCATTTTTCATAATAAGTAACTTTACTGGTTTCAACAGTTTCACCGTCTTTATTTTTGTAACTATCTTTCTTTGTACTTACAATGATTGGTTTTCCAACAATATGGTCAGCAAAAAGCTCATTTGCACCACGTGGTAACATTAGAACTTTTTTTGTTGTACCATTTATTTCAGCTTCTTCAGAATCAAGTGGGTAACTGATAGCTTCAAGAAAATAATAAAATGATGTGTTATCAGATGAACTTGGGTCTTTTCCATCAACTGATTTTGTAATAAATACATCAGCAAATAATTTTCTATCTGCATAATCAGGATGAGATTTTCCATCAATTGTTAATTCAAGTTTAAGAATATCACAATCTTTATTTTGTCTTGTTACTAGTGAAACAGGGTCTTTATATTTACTAATATGAGTGAAATATTTACCCTCTGGAATTGGTGTAAATTCCTTTTTTTCTGTTGTTTCTGATGGATCAAAATGCATTGGCATTAGTTGTTCTCCTTTGTTTTATTTTGTGTTTTTAAGTGTTCAATTTCCTCGAGCAATGTATTCATTGCATCTTGAAAATCGCTTTGATATAATTCATTTAATTTGTTTGCCCATGTAGCTTGAGTTGTTAATGGCATTTTTGCTTCTTTAGCATCTTTTAATGCATTTTTAAAATCATATATTTGTGCATCAGTAAGAAAATCCAAACGAACTTGTTTGCGGTAAACATCATCAGCAATATGAGTTGCTCTATTTACAGCTCGTTTAAAAGCATATGAATTAGCTGAAGCCACATTTTTATCAATATCGATTACATTTTCAGCAGTATGAGGTGCATTCTTTTTAAATTGAACTCTTGCAGCACCTGGACTGTAAAATCTTCTTCGTCTACCACTTACTTCTTCTGTGAATTCTAATACACCTGTTGTAATTACCCATTCAGAGCCTAGAAATTGCACAGGTTGATTTGGTGCGGGTAACCAAGACCAATCAGGATAAAGATTATCGAGTTTTGTTCTCATATATTCTTCTTTTACATAATCAAATCCATCTGCACCTTTTTGATATATCATTTTTTTTGGTGTTGTTTCAAATGAAGTTTTTTTTCGTATTTCCAATGCTTGTTGCATTTCATTTATATCGACAACATCTGTTGTTTTTTTAGACATTAATAGCCTCCTTTTTAATGACTGTTTGTATTGTTGATTTTTTAATTACTCTTGTTGGTGAATCGCAATGAGATATATAAGGACAATAACCTCTGCATTCCCAAGGGTAAGCAGGTGTCATGTCGTTTAATGCAGGTTTTTCACCATCATAGGCAAATAATCTTTGCCAATATTCTTGTGCAATATCAATAAAGTCTAATGGAGCTTCCATAATCTGCATATTGCCATTATCTTTATTAAAGTATGCATTTGCCATATATACCACTTCATCGCAGAACTTTTTAGTATCATTTAAAAGCCAAGCATATGTACCTAGTTGAAATTGATAATTGGTTGCTGGATTTGGGTCAGGCTTTCTACCGAATAGCATTTTGTATTTATAACTATTTGCAGTTTTAATATCGTATAAATATCCTTTTTTTGTTGATTTATCTACAAAAAGAACATCAAAATGTCCACTAATAGGATGTATAGGATGAACAATATGTTCTTCTGTATAAGTTTCAGCACTAATATTTTGATCTTTGAACCAATGAACTGCTTTTTCTACTTCAGCACCAAAAATTGTTCCAAAGTTCATTACTCGAAGACTTTTAACTGCAGTTTCATCTTGAGGAGTATTATTAACAGAAAACCAATGTTTTCGTAAACACATACCTGCTCCACTAGCACTATATCTACCATTAGAGTCTTTACTACGCTGAATTTGATTCTTTGCTTGTAAATGCAATAAATACTTATCAAAAATTTCTATTGGATTATGATTCATGATTTACTTTTTTAAGTAGCTTTATAGTATCTGCTTGTTTTTTCAATTCTTTAAAGACATCTGGGTTATCACAATCAGCAAGAATAGTAGAAGCAGTAGTTTTACTTACAAACAATGTTTTTGCTTGAAAATTGTTTGGTTCTTCTTTGCCTTCTATCGTTAAGCAGTGTCTATCTAAATCATAAGGATGAAATGTAATTTTTACTGCGACTTTATCCTCAATGATTTCATTTGTTACATCATCTAATATTTTCACGATTACCTCCTAATAATACGTTTTGAGCAGAATTGATTTGACGAACATTGCTCTTTTTATTAAGAACATATGTTTTCATTTTTCCTGCCATTTTTTGTTTGTATTTGTAATTTGAACCTCTCAGTTCAGGGTGTGATTCCATTACCAATCTTTTTGCTCTAGTAATAGATGAAAATGACTTGATTCTTTTATTATGTAATAATTCAAAGAAATCATTTACTGTCATTGGTTTTCCGACAGATGGTCGAAAAGAAGGAATAGTTTCTTGATAATATTTAAAACATAAATATGCATCACTATTCCTTGTTTCAGGTATAGTATGAAGAATGTCTTTTACTTTTTCATAAATGACATTTACTTGTTTTGTGATTAAGAGATTTACTTGATTAGAGTTGTTCTCCGTTTTGTCTGTTGCTTTCATGGTATCTTTTTATTCCTTGTCTGGTTTTATTTACTTTTTCGGTTTTATGTATGATATAATTTGCTTTTTCTCGTAATTCGTAGTTTTCTTTTGTATTTGGGATTGCATCTTTTAATTCATCAACAACAGATACAATTTTTTGCACTGTTTTTGAAGATAAAAGCGTTACATCTAGATTTGGTTTATACATAATATTCCTTTGATTTGCCTCCGAAGAGAAAGTAGTTATAAAAGAGCCTGTTGCTTGGTGTAAATTTACTAAATTCTCCTCGGAAAAACTATTTTGTTGCAGTTACAAATAAAAGGGTAGACCACGCTTAACAAGACTACTCCGATGCTGTTAGTAGCTTTACTCATGAGTTCGGAACTTGTATTAACGGAAGGAGATATGGTGGTTTTAGCCGTAACTACCCTTATTTATTTATGAACTATATGATTTTAATGAATTAGGACCACTTCCTTTGTCAGTACATACTAAATCAATATAAGGTATTTCCTTTAATTTTTTAGACCATGTACAAGTTAAGTGAATTTGTTTTGTTTCACTTTTAGATTGTCCTGAAAATTCTGCTAATTCATCTTTAGACAAGATATTAAAATAACTTTTTCTTGTCTCTTCATTATTAGCATTAAACTCATCACTTACTATTTCTATACATGATTTTAAACCAAGTTTTTGAAATAATACATCAAGTCCTTTATAAGAGCTTTTCATATAATGTTCTTTAAACCAATACAATGTCATTGATTCAAGTAATCGTTTATCACTTTTTATTTTTTCATCAAGTAATGGATGAAATTCATGATCATCAATGCCTTCGTATCTATATGGTTTACTAATTAATAAATCTTGCTCTCTATCATTAATTAACCAATCAAGTACGATGAGATTTCCTTTTTTATCTGTTTGTAAAGGAAATACATTTTTCTGTATATATTCATCAATAATAGGTGCTGCCCATTTATTAAACTTATTGTATTTAAGTGCATGAGGGTCTTTTGGCTCTGCATCGTAATCATCTTTGATAATTACTTCATCAACAACTTGATTTTCTTCTGGTCTATCACAATACAATTCTGGTTGAAATATGTTTCCATTCCAACCTACGATAATCACATCTTTTAATGCATGGTCTGTGTGTTTTTTTACTTTTGATTTAAGTGTACTTACTTTGTTTTCAAATGAAAAGGATACATGCCAAAAACCATAACCACCATCATCGGTTACATTGTTATCTTTTAAGAATTGACCAATTTCTGTTTCATTAAAGAATACTTCTTCAAGAAATTTCCAATCTTGACAGTATTGTGCATCTGCAAATTCTTCAAATAGAGCATTTTGATAGGTATATTTAACATCATGTTTCTTTTCATATTCTCTAAATGTCTTTTCACCAATAACATCACAGATAAATTTCCATTCGCTTTCATTGGTTCTTAATCGAGCAGATAATCTAGCAAAGAACTCTTCTTGATTATCTTCTTCACCATAGCAATCATAATCATTGATTAATTCAGCGATATGTTCATCAGTAATTGATTCATCTTCATCTAAATGAGTGTAATCATTAACCATTTCTGTTAATTCATTTTCTTGAAAATTAATAGGAGATTTAGATATTTCAGTTAAGAATGTAGGTATTGAATCTGCTTTATTCATTCCATGGTCTTTAAAGAAAGTTTTAATCCAAGGATGTAAGTTGCAAAATGCTAATGCTGTATCTACCCACGCTACACTTTTACCAAACATTGCAGATAATTGCTTTCTAGTATTAATAATACCTTTATCTATCATCTGTTGTATGGCAAAAGAAGCATCTAAATGAGACATTCCAACTGTAAACATATTTGTAGACAATTGTTTTGTCAGATCATCGACCTCTCCATTGCTTTCAAATGCAGGAATTTCAGTTAACTTTAAATCCTTTGCAATTGATAGGCGTTGATGCCCATTTATGACGACAAATTCGCCCTTATCGTTCTTTCTATAACTAATTGGGGTTAGGATACCAACTTTCTTAATATTGCCTTTTAAAGCTCTATATTCAGCTGATTTCTTATCAGTTCCATTTACTCTGACATTACCTTCAGAAATAAACTTGTCTGTTGCTATTTGATTCATTTTGTTTCCTTTTCTTCCTTTAACTCTTCGATTGTTTTGCAAGTATATTCATAATTCAAGAAATTGTATATATCTCCTGAAATAAGACCATTACTTTTTAGTTTATATGCTTTATCTACAACCTTTTTACGTTCACTTTCAGCTTCTTCAAGCTTTTTATAGACATCAAGGTTATTTTCAAGCAGATTTTTGTTTAATTGGCTCTGTTTGTCCATTTTCTCTCCTTTTTTTATGTTCTTTTGTTGCATTGCAATGAAAAAAGAAAGCATCTATGATAATTGTCATCATATGTGGGCTTAATCCTTTTTCATCCATAATTCTTGCAGCTTCTTGGTCGATTGCTTCATGTAAATCTTCAAATACATCTTTTGCAATTGCATCAACCATAATATCATGTTCTGTTATCATAAATACTGCCTCCCATTGGATATTTTTTCTTTATTTCTCTATATTTTATTGGTTTAAACTCTTTATTAAGCCTTGCACCTGCTTCAACGATCTCTGGAAGCATAAAAGAACCTAATTCATTGTATAAACCAACTACATATCCATAATAATAGAGTCCATCTTGACTCATTACAAACCATTGCCACCCTGATAAGTGATAATAGTGTTTATGTATAGTAGGATTTGCCTCATTTTCAATTTCAGCTAGTTTTGGTATCATTTTTTCTTTCTCTTTCTTGTAATTCTATTAATTCTAGTATTTTTGCTGTCATATAGATAATTCCGTCAAGTAATTCTTCTAGTGTTTCAATTAACCAATCTCGACCATCATGTACATTTAAATCATCGGGATATTCTCTTTTTCCATGTTCAAGTCTTTCTTGAACTAGTTTTACGATTTTTTCATTGTATTTCATTTAATGACTCCATATAATTATCCCAACCACCTGCTTGTGTACATTTCACGCAATCACAATGAATGATACTACCACCATCTTCGCTAAAGGATACATCCCACCCAGGACAATCATTTTTATTAACAGTTTTTTTAAGTTTTACTTTTTTAGTCTTCATTTTCTATATCCATTTTTTTTGCTTCATCTTCAATAAATTGATACCAATCACGAATTTCTCTTTCTTTTAGAAGTGTTTGATACAACCAATAAACTTTATTGTGAGAATCAGAATATTCTAATACAGGAACAAATTCAGGGTCATCATTATTTAACCATCTTTCTTCTTCTTGTTCTAGTGCCAAACAAGCCCCGTCTCCACGTGGAGCAAAAGGACCCATCCAAATATTATTCATTACTTCTAGTTTATAAAAAGCGGTGTCAATGACTTTATTTCCCCAATTTCTTTCAAAATAAGCGATTGCATTATTTAAATGGCTTTCTTCCATATCCATTACTCTTAATGGAGGTTCATTTTTAGGATGCCACATTGTAATTGCTCTTTTATGGATTTCAGGTATTTTATCTTCTATATTTTTTATAATTAGCATTTTATAATTCCTTTTTATAATCATTTTTATCAATTTTTACTATATGAGTAGATTGACTATCTATTTTTCTAGAATTATTTAAAAAACAATTTTTTAAGATAGTTTTGCTTTGTGTTTCATTATCAATAAGCTTATTAAAGAATGTATCAGTCACTATCATTTTAATGGTTGTACTTACACTAACATATACTCTTGGTCTAACCTTTCGCATTATTTTGTCTCCCCATAAATTGCATTATATTCTTTTTTAGTTATTTTTATTGGCATCCCATTTGAAAGGGTAAACTTCCAATTTTTACCGCTACTACATTTAGTTTGATGTATTTTATTATCTTCTCTGATTAGTTTAACTATGATTAGTCTTGACATTATTTTATTCTCCCTTGGTTTGTTTTTTTGTTTACTAGTAGATCAAAACACTTATTACAGAATGCCCATTCATGCATTTCAGTTTCAGGGTAATATGTTCTGCAATTATTACATTGTATTTTGACATCTAGCTTATTTTGTAACTCTGTTGCTTTTTTATTGATTTTACGGTAGTAATACATTTCCCATGCTAATGGCACAAGAATGATTCCACCTAGTATTGCTATTGCTGTCATTGGTTTGTTCCTTTGGTTTTATCTGTTGCTTGTTGTAAATCTTTGGGGCAATCGGATGTATGCGGAATCCATAGACTGCCCCTTTGAGAATGTTTCAGGTGGGGGGAAACAAACAAAAACCCAGAGTTCATCTTTACAGGCTTGAACTCCGAACTTACCTGTTTGGGGATGCGTAGTACATTCAACAAACAGACCGATCCTGATTTTTTATTGTTCATTGAATTGTATTTTATACGCTAAAATATTTTGCAACACTTTTTATTTTTCTTACCACTATTACAAGGACAAGGCTCATTTCGCCCTATTTTCTGTGTCGCTCTTTTATATGGTGTTTTATTATAATTATCGAGCCATTTTTCGTAATATTTATAACCACCTAATAATCTGATGAACTCTCCAAGACTACTTGCAACTTTTTTATCATAAGGTCTTTTATTAGTATGGTGTGATTTCATTTTAATGTGTTCTTATATATAATTGAATTAGGTCTATTATCATTGCAAGGAGTACTATACCTAAGTATGATATGATTATTTTATCTAGCTTATTCATTATTTAATTCTCCTAGTGATATAAGCCAATGACCAAGTAATAGGTCTAAGTATTGCTAGGACTATAACCTTGGCAGTTAGATTGATGATGTTAATTAGTAGTGAAAAGTATGTAGTCATATTGTTTATATCCTTTCCTCGATT